GTTGCAAAATTTTCTGATAGCGATGGTACGTTTAATTCTGACAATGAGTATCTTACTATAATAAATACAGCAGCTGTAAAAAGAATGGACCTGTTAGAATACTACGACTCCAGGCAAAACATTTTAGATATTGAACGCAATACTTTATATCTTTTAGCAGAAGAATTGAAGAGATTTAAAAAAGAAAAAGGTTTAAAAGATTTTAATGACTTGTTAGAAGATTTTATCGCAAAGGAAAAACACAATAAATTTAAAGTTTTATTTATAGATGAGGCTCAAGATTTATCTTTGTTGCAGTGGGAAATGGTGAGAAAGATTTGGGATCGTGCAGAAAAAACTTACATAGCTGGTGATGATGACCAGGCAATATTTAAATGGGCAGGTGCAGATGTAGATCACTTTATTGCATTAAAAGAAGAAGTAGATGATATACAAACATTAGATCAATCTTATCGTATACCTGGAGGACCTATACACGAATTATCACAAAAGATTATAGGTCAAGTGCAAAATAGATTTAATAAAAGTTATAAACCTAGAGCACAACAAGGTGTCCTGCGTAGGTATTCTGATGTAACACAAGTTGATATGTCAGAGGGTAACTGGTTGGTATTATCTTCTGCAAACTATTTTTTAGATTCTGTAAAAGAAGTTTGTGAGTTACGTGGTTGGTATTATTCTTACAAAGGTAAAAATTCTATACCATTAAAATTATTATTAGCATTAAATAATTGGGAGTCTTGGCGTAAAGGTGGATTATTAAATCACCTGGAGATAAAAAATATTTATGAATACCTTGGATCAAATGTATTAGAAGGGTTTAGAAAAGGTAAAACATTGCATTCTGAAACTAAATATAAAATAGAAGAATGTAAAAAAGATCACGGACTTTTAGTAGATAGTGTTTGGTACGAATCATTTGAAGGACTAGATCCTATTACTGAAAACTACATTCGTAATATGAGGGCGAATGGTGAGACGTTAAATAAAAATCCTCGTATATCAATGTCAACAATACATGGAGAGAAAGGAGGTGAAGCTGACAAAGTCTTATTGTTACAAGATATTACAAACGCTGCGTTAGAAACTTTTAGTCATGACCCAGATGAATTACACAGATTATTTTATACTGGAGCGACGAGAGCGAAACGCGAATTGCATGTCTTGGACCCAAAAGATTTTGAGAAAGCTTATTTATTATGAGTAGTTATGATAAACAAATTGGTGGAAAACATTATCAAAAATATGTCATACAGCCTAGCAAGTTTGTAATTGAGAACAAGTTGCTATATCCTGAAGGTTGTGCTATTAAATACATAATTAGACATCAAGATAAAAATGGCAAAGAAGATTTATTAAAAGCCATTCATTTTATCGAAATGATAATTGAAAGGGATTATAAGTGAGAAGTATACAAACACCTCTGTTCACACCAGAGACCGAATGGGTTATGCCGGATGAATTAAAAGATCTGCGCGGAGCCAAGTACATAGCAATAGACTTAGAAACTAATGATCCAGAGCTGAAAGAGCTAGGATCTGGTAATGTTACTGGAAAAGGCCACATTGCTGGCATTGCGGTGGCCGTAGAGGGCTGGTCAGGGTATTATCCGGTACAACACCAGCTAAATGGAAATATGGACAAAAAACTCGTATTTTCATGGTTGCAAGACATATTTAATCAAACAGAGACTACCTTTATATTTCACAATGCAATGTATGATGTTTGTTGGTTAAGATCAGCAGGACTTACAATCAAGGGTAAAATAGTTGATACCATGATTGCAGCGTCTTTAATTGATGAAAATAGATTATCTTATCAATTAAATACATTATCAAAACACTATGTTGGTATTGGTAAAGATGAAAGTGTATTGAATGCTGCAGCTAAAGAATATGGAGTTGATCCTAAAAAAGAATTATGGAAACTTCCTGCTATGTTTGTTGGACAATATGCAGAACGTGATGCGGAGTCTACATTAAAACTTTGGAGAAAATTAGAAACAGAATTATATCAACAAGAACTTTGGGATATATTTAACCTGGAGACAAAATTATTTCCATGTTTAATTGACATGAGATTTAAAGGTGTGAGAGTTGATTTAGAAAAAGCTGACAACATTAAAAAATCTTTGATGCACAAAGAGAAAAAAATATTAGGTAGTATTAAAGCTTTGACTGGTGTTGATGTAGAAATAATGGCAGCACGTAGTATTGCAAAAGCATTTGATAAATTAAAACTGCCATATGATAGAACAACTAAAAGTAAAGAACCAAGTTTTACAAAAAACTTCTTACAAAATCACCCACATGAATTACCAAAATTAATTGCAGAGGCAAGAGAACTAAACAAAGCTCACAGCACATTTATAGATTCAATAACTAAACATGCAGTAAATGGTAGAATACACGCTGATATAAATCAAATTAGATCAGATGCAGGTGGCACAGTCACCGGTAGATTTAGTATGTCAAATCCAAACTTACAACAAATTCCTGCAAGACATCCAGAACTTGGACCTTTAATTAGATCCATATTTATACCAGAAAAAAATCATAAGTGGGGATCATTTGATTACTCACAACAAGAACCTAGAATATTAGTGCATTATGCAAAACTACAAAACTTAACTGGTGTTGATGAAATTGTAGATGCATACAATGCAGGTGATGCAGACTTTCATCAGGTTGTTGCAGACATGGCAGGAATAGAACGTAAGCAAGCTAAGACAATTAATTTAGGTCTCATGTATGGAATGGGTAAAAATAAATTGATGGCAGAACTAGGTTTGATGAAAGATTCTGCAGAAAAGTTGATAAAACGATATCACACCAGAGCTCCATTTGTAAAACAACTTATGGATAATGTATCTCGTAAAGCAAATGATAGAGGTAAAATTAGAACTTTGTTAGGACGTGCATGTCATTTTGATTTATGGCAGCCAGTGCAATTTGGTGTATTCAAACCATTACCATTAGAACAAGCAAGAAAAGAATATGATGAACCATTAAAACGTGCATTTACTTACAAAGCTTTAAATAAATTAATACAAGGAAGTGCTGCAGATATGACTAAAAAAAGCATGGTTGCATTGTATGAAAACGGTATAATACCACACATACAAATTCATGATGAAGTAGATATTTCTGTTGAATCTAACAAACAAGCAGAGAATATAATTGAAATTATGGAGTCAGCAGTAGAATTGAAAGTACCAAACAAAGTAGATTACGAGTATGGTGAGAGCTGGGGCGATATACATGGATAAATTAACTTCTGGTCAAGATGAAGTTTATGTTCTTAAAAATTTTTTATCAAAAAAAGAATGTGATAAATATTTTAAAAGAATACGAGACATAGGATATTTTTCATATTCAATTCCATGGGAAGAAAGAGTTATTGATATAACACAAGACCCAATAGTTAAAAAGGTTACTAAATTTATAAACAAAAATTTTAATTTAAAATTAGTTGCTGCGCAAGTTCAAATACAGAATCACCACGTAAATTCTTTTGAAGAATTTCATGTGCATGATGATCGAGGAAGAGAGGATATAATATACAATAGTCTTATATATTTGAACGACAATTTTGACGGTGGACATTTTATTACTAAAAATGGTATAAGTATAAAACCAAAAAAGGGAATGTTAACTTTTTTTAATGGTCAAAAAGTTTATCATGGTGTGGAAAGAGTTTTAAAAAATGATAGAAAGACCATAATTTTTTGGTGGAGGACATAATTTATGGCTACATATTTAAATGCAGATATCCCACCTATTTATTGTAAAGTACGAAAGGAGTACTTGTATGATCTTAAACAACATAAAGGCGAAAGTCTTGAGTGTGTTATCTTCGGTATTACATCAATATCAGGAATGGCGATCTTATTTAACATCATGCTTACAAACGGTGCGTGTTACTGGAGATTGCCTATCGGCGCGTTTTTCCAAAAATCGCATGACAGAGCCGAAGTGCCCGATATGCAGACTCACGAGTTGGAATTGTGGAACTGTTTTAGTTATTATCCCAGTGTTCATCATTTTAGTTACCTCACTAATCAACGTGGTAAGTTTTTAGGTAAAGACAAAAAATTTTATAAAGGTGAATATTTATTTACAATTGATTGGGCTCATCCGGAGAGTAATATACTGGACACTGACCATTCTGAGATACCTCAAGAACATAAGTGTGCGCATATATTGGAACTTGATAACGGTAATTATGCAGCTCAGCCTAATAACCGTATTCTGTGGAATCTTTCTCACTATACTACTGATAAGTTTTGGCCTGACTTTAAAGTCCAAAATACTTACTGGACTGTTGAGAATAAAGACTGGGTTACAGAGGATACTGACAGGATGTTCTACCAGATAGA